GACACGGTCACTATGCGGACTGGCGCTCAAATGATGATTCATGACGCTTGGGGCGTTTGCGTTGGTAACGCGTCTGACATGTCCGGCATGGTCGATTTCTTAGATTGCGTGTCGGATTCTGTGGCATCGATTTATGCCGCGCGTACCGGTGATCCCGTGGGCGATTGGCGCGACGCTATGAAGGCTGAGACGTGGTATACGGCACAAGAGGCCGTGGACGCTGGGCTAGCCGATGAGGTATCGCGTAAGAGTGCCGCTAAGTCGGACGCGTCAAGGTTGGCCGCGTTTGCCTACGCCGGTAGGGACGCCGCGCCGGCGCCCGCCATAAGAAACGTCACCAGGTCCGCTGATCTGGTGATCTCCCACCAAACTAATGAAACCGAAGAGAAAGGGGTCACGGTGAGTGACACTTTGAGGGCCGCGCTAGTGGCCGCGCTCGGCGTGGACGAAACATCGACCGATGATCAGGTGGTAGCGGCGGTTGAGGCTCTCAAGGCCCCGTCAACCGTTGCTCCTGCACTGCCTGATACGACAATCACGGTCGATGCTGGCGTGTATGCCGAGCTTGTAGCTAAGGCCGATGCCGGGGCATCGGCACGGGCTGAATTGGACGCGTCGCGGCGTGATGCGCTGATCACCACGGCGCTAACTGAGGGCCGGATCAGTGCGGCAACGTCCACGATTTGGCGTACCCGTCTGGACGCCGACGAAACGGGAGTGACAGCTTTGCTGGCCACGCTTCCCAAAAACACGGTACCGGTCGATGAGATCGGCCATTCCGACACGGTAGACGAATCCACGGTGCCATCACTGGCCGATATGTGGGCGCCCCTCGACGATAAGGACAAGTGATCAAAATGGCGTTTCGTAAGTTGTTTAACCCTGGTCAGAAGGTGACGTTCACAGCGTCCGCTGATATCGCTGAGCCCGGGTTCGTCAAGGTTACAGGCGACCGGCAAGTCGGTTTGGCTGATCCAACAACTGATCTGGTGATTGGCGCGATAGAGCGTCCCGACCGTCCTAATGCGGCTCCCGTCAAGGCTGGCGACATTTTGGACGTCACGCTCGATGCTGCTGTTTTCGTGGTACCCGTCGCTACCGCTGTCAAGGCTGGTGACCAATACGGCACCGCTGGCGTCGTGATCAGTGGCGCTGCCGCTGGTGCTGAGGCTCAAGTGGCCATGATCCGTCTACCGCTGGCTAGCAAGTAAAGAAATAGAGGTAAAACATCATGGTAAACAAGCCATTTAATGCGTCGTCCGGATCGGCCTATCCTGATCTGGATTTGGTCCGGCTGACACTGGCACACCTAGTCGACCCGGCAGAAATCGCGGGCTACATTGCCCGAGTGTTGGCAAATACGCCGTTCGTAGCGGATCGTATCCTAGCTGGCCGTCAATCTAACGCGCTCGGCGTTTTCCCGATTCGAAAATTCCAAACACTGGACGTCACGGGTGAAACTGAAGTGGTAGCGCCACTGGCTGAGTACCCGCTAGCCCAAGTGGGCGGGGCAACCGTTAGCGCGCTGCCCGGATCGAAGGAAGGTTTCAAGACCACTATTTCTGATGAGGTAGCGGGACAAAACGACGGGCGAGACGCCGTCAACGCGCTGAATTCGCTACTCAACAAGATTCGCATTCAGTCCGAAGCTGCCGCGATGCAAGTCATCAAGTCGGCTGTTGCGGCGAAAGAGGATGAGGATAAGGTACCGACGTTCGACGCTGGCAAGTGGACTAGTATCTCTGAATTGGTGGTCGGGCTGATGGATGCCCAAACCGCGATGGAGCAAAACAACAAGGGTTTCAATCCGACGTTGTTTGTGCTGAGCCCGAACCAGTATTCCAAGGTCATTGGCATGACAATGCAGGCTAACCGGATTGGCACTGTGCAAGAGGCTGAAAGGCTGATTGCGTCATCTGGTATTCCGACGCCCATTAGGGTAAAGAATTTGGGTAACGACTGGAAACCGCTCTTGATTGATCCGCAATTCTTCGGAACGATCGGTCACTGGGTGATCCCGTCTCCCGAGTACACGCCGGTAGCTGGAACAACTATCGAAGTGGCATCGAATCGGGCTAAGTCGTCCGATGGCGCGCCGCTTGACGGCACTGTCATTCAGATACGCAAGACAGACACTCCCTACGTCGAAATGCCCGACGCTGCGTTGTCGCTGGAAGTGGCTTGGAGCTAATCCAGTGCGGTACATCGCAACTCAAGCAATTCAAGTGCGCGACGGTGGTTTCACGCAACGGATCGTTCGGAGAGGACAGCCAGTGCCGTCAGGCGTGGCTCAGGCCACAATTCAGGGTTTCCTCGATTGTGGCATGATCCGCGCCGGCGGCGCTCCTGCGCCAGCTGAGCCCGGACTAGGCGTCACACAAGAAACATTGAGTGAGCCTGAACCGGCCAGCGAACCTGAACCGGTAGCGGCTGAGCCTGTACCGGTAGCGGCACCTAAACGGCCATACAACCGGCATAGGTGATCTTGTGGGACGGTTCATTAGTGCTACATCGATTGCCGAATTGTCTGATGAGGATTCAGCCCGGATTATTACCGAAGTTGAAACCAAGGCGCTGCTAGCAGTACCTGAGCTTGACCAAGTAACCGACGCTGACAGACTGACAACCATCGATTCGATGCTGATACGGGTAACGAATGAGTGGGTGAGGGAAGCGGCGAAAATCAGCCAACAAACCATAGGCCCGTGGTCGTACTCTTTTGTTGCTGCTGCTGTACAGGCTGGCGAGCTCGCCACGGCAGACAAGGACTGGCTACGCAAACTAGCGGGACTGCCGATGGCGCGCGGAGTAGTGCCGTTGGGCTCGTATCCAGCGGCACCAAATCTGGACTATTTGTTTGCATCAAACAACAAAAATTTTAGGGGCATGCCATGGCTGTCATAAAACTACCCGGCGGTATCTGGGGAACGATACCGGACGACGCGAAAGGCACTGATCATGTGGCAAACGTGGACAAGGCTAAGGGCGCCACTAGTGGAAAGCCAGTACAGCAAACAGGCGACGACAAGGGACTGGAGCAACCCAACCAGGACGCCGCTAAAAGCGATGCTGGACCCGGCAACGGGACGCCTGTACCTGCCCGGCGCGGTCGACCTCCTAGAAACCGACAAACTGTCTGACACTCACGGCGAGGTTTGGCGGATCGTCAACTCTCGGCTAGCGGCACGCACCACTAACCCTGACATCAATATCACCGTACAGCCAGCGATTCAACAATGGTCTAGCCCGCTGTCTAGCGGGACCGCTGGAACCGTCGTGCACGTCGAAATGGATACACCATGAGCGAAAAAGAATACGATTTAAACGGTTTGCACGATTTCCTAGATGGTCTCGGCAAGTCCGAAGAACTCGCCAGCGTTTGCCGTGGCGCTGCCCAACAAGCACTCGCTAAAGCCAAGGCAGCGGCCAGTAAGCATGTCAAGACGGGTACCTATCACAACTCGCTACACGTTGAGGAACTACCTCGTAAGGGACGTCGCGTGTTTGGTGTTGTCTCAGATGATCCGAAAGCGCTAGTCCTAGAAGCCGAGTACGGGATATTGGCCCGTAGCCTAAATGGCGTCAAGGTGTAGCCATGCGCGTTAAGTACCCGAATATCACGCTAGCTGTTTGCGATTGGATCAGATACCAGCTGCCTACATATGCCGCTGGCCAGAGGTGGGCTGATCCGCTCGTAACCAACAAATGGGACGATTCGGAACTTAAAAAAGTCGAATTTATTGTCGTTGTGCGCGACGACGACGGGCCACGTATGCCGCCAATATCCAAAATGTCTAGCGTTGGCATTACCTGTTTTGGTCCGCGTGATAGCGGTGAGTCCGGCGACTTGGCGTGCCAACAGCTAGGACAAGACGTCATGGACGCGCTAGCCGATTGCGCGCGAGTAGGCAGCATCAATTCGTTCACCGATTGTGACAATTTGTATGGACCGTCGCCTATCGGATCAGAGACGGGACGTCCCGCCTACTACATAACCGCGGACCTAACCGTGGTTGGCGAGATCATCTAAGGCCACCCCCTGCCCGGGTAGGGCAAACCTTTTGTTGCAACAAAAACCATAAGGAGAAATAACTATGTCTAAGGACAGTAAAGGTAATGCGCTAACCGAGGTAGATATCCCTATCGATGGTCAAATATGGATTGGTCCTAGCACGGTAGAGGTACTGGAAAAGACGGCATTAATGGCCGATGTCCTAGAAATTCCCGAAGAGCTAGAACCGCTCGGTTTGCTCACCAAGGACGGCGGCCCACAATGGAGCGTTAATGGCGCGGCTGACGCGACGGAGTTTTACCAGGAGGGCTACAAATACCCTGGCATGGGTGGGTCGTATCGTCTGGCTGTCAAGGCGGCCCAAAACCAGCCACTAGTAGCTGAGCTGCTTAACGGGGTTGCTTTTGACGCGGACGGCTACCGGCTGGTCGATCAGATCACTAATCCCAAGGTCTATACGGTGCTCTCTCAGATCATCTACAAGTCCGGCCGGATTGAGCGCCGCATGTCTGACAACGTGACTGTTGCTGCTGATTCGGCTAGGGACAAGTCGGAACGTCCCAACCCGGAGGCTACCTCGCTAGTGTTCGATTATGCGCCCATGGCTAACCATGCGTACTTTGCGGAAGCAAAATTCATGGCTAAGGCGCTGCCTGAATAAGTTGTTACCCGGCGTCGCCTACTGGTGGGTGAGACGACGCCGGGTGGCATATCCACCCACCACAACCCACTGAAAGGAAACTCACCATGTCAGCACCTACACCACGTAATAAGCCACGTAAAAAGCACTCGCATAAGGCACCTGTTGATGCCCGGGTAGCAGCGGTACTGGCCACCAAACCGACCGTGCTAGACGAAAAATTCACGATCGCTGAGGATCAGCTACTTTACGACTCTAAGTCTGGCAAAGTGCTAGCGCTGAACCTAGACCCGACACTGGATGCTCTAGAAGCCGCGCTAGGCATCGATCAGGCAACTATGTCTAGTGAAGATTTGGGACGCACACTGGTGTTGTTGCGTGGCCTAGTCGGTGATGACGCCAAGTTGTTACGAACGTCTGAAATTATGCCCGTGTTTGAGCGTTGGGCGTATGAGCTGGCTATTGCCATGGGCGGCGTGACCCTCCCGGAATCCGACGGCTCCGAGACCAGCTAAGCCGGTATCGGGGCCCGATCACCGCTGACCTATACGAGTATTACGGTTTACCACTATCCGATTTTTTGTCACTTGATATTCGAACACAATGTGACTTGATAGATGACTTGCAGGATACGCCCGGCACTCGGCTAGCGACCGCGATTATGGGTTGGGACGCTCGCTACACGCTAACAAACCTTCACCAGATAGCGATCCTGCAAGCATTGGGCGTCGATTATCCGATGCCCTCATTTACGCCCGTGGAAGAGCCTAGCCAGCCAGCTAAACCGGAAATCACGGAGCATGAGTGGCAAAACGCCCACAACCTACTACTAGCGCATACCGCGCTCCCGAACACGTAATTGGAGGTGAATCGCTATGTCTGGTAAGCAAGTCGGCAGCGCGCATGTAGCGGTATTTCCCACTTTTACAGGGTTCGGTAGCGCGGTAGCTAGCCAAGCTAAAGACGCTGGTACTCAAGGTGGCAAAGCGTTTTCGTCCGCGTTTGGCGCTGTCAAAATTGATGTTTCACCGTCGCTTAAGCAACTTGAGGCGGCGGTAGCGTCGTCGGCTAAGGCGTTGTCAGCTGCCCGGCTGAAGCAGCAAGACGCGGCCGGTAAGGCGCGTATCGCCGAAGCGCAGCTAACCGAAGCTATGGCGAAGTATCCTCCGGGCTCTTCGCAAGTGGTTGCGGCGGAAGAAAAACTAGCGTCCGCTAACCGCAAACTGGAAGTGGCTAACCAGGATGTGGCTAACGCGTCCGACAAGCTGACTACCGCCCAAAAGGGCGTCAAGGACGCTACCGAAGGTGCCGCTAATGCGGCTGAGCCAGCGGCAAACAAGTTCGTAACCGCGTGGAATGCTCTAAAAGACAAACTGACCGGGGCTAAAGAAGGTGTCAAAGACGACACCGACAAAGCAACCGCTGAGGCCGATAACAAGGCAGCGCCAGCGGCCGGCAAGTTCGCTAACGCGTGGAATGCTGGACTTGACTCTAAACTTGACGGCGCCACTAAGGGTATCGAAAACGACACCAACAAGGCAGCTGGTGAAGCGGGCAACAAAGCCGAACCAGCGGCAAACAAATTTTCTGCCGCGTGGAATTTGCTCAAATCCAAGCTGACTGGCGCTAACGAAGGTGTCAAAGATGACACCACGAAAGCGGCAAGCTCGGCTGACAGTAAGGCCGGACCAGCTAGCTCAAAATTTGCTAGCGCATGGAATGCCATCAAATCGAAGCTAGTCGGGGCAAAACAAGGCGTCGAAAAAGACTCACAGGACGCGCAATCGTCGGCTAAAAAGGGCGGTTCCGATGCGGGACTGTCCTTTATGCAAGCGTTCAAAGCTTCGATGCTCGGCAATATGGCAGCCAACCTGATAACTAGCGTTGTTTCAAAGGTGAAATCGGCTATTACCTCCACCTTGTCTGCTGGCATGGAACGGGCAATCAGCCTAGACAATGTGCGAGCCCAACTTAACGGCCTATATCACGACACCGACAAAGTAACGTCCATTATGAATTCGGCTAAGGCAGCGGTTGACGGGACGGCATACAGTTTGGCTGATGGTGCTAAAGCGGCCCAAGCCATGGCAGCGGCTAATCGTCCGCTCGACTCGCTAACTGGCACGCTGAAAGTTATTGCTGATACCGCTTTCCAGTCTGGCCGGACCATGGATGACGTGGGCGCCATTTTTGGTAAAATCGCGTCGAAAGGACATTTGACCGGCGTTGAATTAAACCAGCTGGAAACAGCCGGTATTAACGCGGTATCGGCGCTGTCTACCTCATTGGGCATATCGCAAGACAAAGTACGCGATATGGTGAAAAACAGTCAAATTAGTTTTGATATGTTCGAAACAGCCATGGATAAGGCGTTTGGCGGATCAGCCCAAAATTCAGGAAAGACTTTTTCAGGCTCACTTGATAATGTGCACGCCGCGCTAAATAAGATCGTCGCGGCGGCGGCTGAGCCAGCCATGGGGTTGCTGACAAAAATATTTGTGGACGCGAAAGAGCCTCTCAACGCGCTAGTTAAGCCAGTCGGTGATTTCGCTACACAATTAGCTACCAAATTGCAGCCAGCGGTCGAAAAATTCGGCAAAATGCTACCCGACCTATTGTCCGGTAAAGGCGTTGACGCTGGTGGCTTGCTTGACAAGTTTAAGCAGGTTGGGCAAATAGCGAGCGTATTCTCGCCGCTTGGTATGGCTCTTAAATCGTTGGCGCCGATGTTTCCACAAATCGCGCAAGCCGTCGGTACCGTGTTACCCGTTTTGGCTCAAGTTGCCGCGCAAGTGACCAGCACCTTGATGCCCGTTTTGGCTCAAGTAGTTCAAACCGTTTTACCGCCCGTCCTGCAAATAATTACCAAATTGGCGCCCGTATTGGCTAATATTGCGGCGACCGTGTTACCGCCTATCGCTAGCGCGGTCGGTGGTGTGGCAAGTGCCCTAGCACCAGTTGTCGCGTTTGTCGCTGGCCTAATAGCTAAACTGGCTGGCATTCAACCGCTGATCATGGCTATCGTCGCCGCGATTATCGCATATAACGCGGTGCTGCTTATTCAAAAAGCAATGACGTTAGCGGCAACAATTCAACAATGGCTGATGAATGCTGCCATGACAGCTAACCCAATTGGGATAGTTATCGCGTTAATTGCTGCGTTGGTGGCTGGGCTGATATGGTTTTTCACCAAAACTGAGGCTGGCCAAAAAATAATTAAAGCGGTCGCCGATTTCTTTGTCAATACATGGAATTGGATAAAAGATACCGCGATATCAATATTTACGGCAATCGGTGATTTCTTCTCAAATTTGTGGCTATCCATAAAAGAATTCACAATAGCGATATGGCAGATAGCTATTACCTGGCTAATTGGCATATTTCGTTGGTGTGTTGAAACTGCCGTTTCGATTTGGACCTCCATAAAAGATTTCTTCGTAAATTTGTGGAATTCAATAAAAGATATCGCCGTTTCTGTATGGCAATCAATAATTGATTTCATTGTGGGGATTTTTAACTGGTACGTCGATACCGCCAAAGCCATATGGGGCGGAATAGCTGACTTTTTCGTAAATTTGTGGCGAAATATTCACGATGCGGTCGTAACCGCATGGACCGCCATAAAAGATTTCTTTATCGATTTGTGGCAAAACCAAATTGTTGGGCGCGTGAGTGAAATTTTCCAAAAAATCGCCGATTTCTTGGTGAATTTGTGGGAAAATATTAAATCTGGCGCGGCGACCGCATGGCAAGCCATAAAAGACGTCGTTATGGTGCCAGTTAATGCCCTACACGATATGCTGCAATCCGTATGGGACAAAATAAGCGCTGGCGTTTCAAAATTGGCTGAGGCTGTAAAGACATTCTTTAAAAATGGATTTAGCTCTATCGCCGGAATTATTAAGGCGCCAATTAACGCGGTAATTGCGATAGTTAATGGCGCAATTCGCGGACTGAATAGGCTACATGTAACTATTCCTAGCTGGGTACCCGGAATTGGCGGCCAATCGTGGGGACCGAATATACCGCTAATTCCGTCGCTCGCTAAAGGCGCCGATATTTTGCCGCGTGTAGGCGGAACATTAGTTAGGGTCGGTGAAGCTGGGGAAACCGAATCGGTAGTTAATACCGGTGGAGTCAATAAGCTCATTCAGCAATTAAACGCGCGTCTTGACAGTGATGATAATCAATCAGCCCAACTGGTTACCCTATTGCAGCAATTGTTGATACTGGTAGCGGCTGGCCACACGATCACCCTCGACGGTAAAGCGTTGGTGGGCGCGACCCTCCAGCAAACCTCGCAAGGCCTGGCTAATCGGCAAGCTGGCGCGGCTATGGCGCAAGGTGGTTTTAATCGATTGGCTGGCGTTTAATCATGAGTTTTATTTTCGGTGATTTCAATACAGATGATATGCCAGAACTTGTGGCGCCGCTGAAAACGTGGACGTCGCTGGCTGGCTTGAATCCGCAAACTGTGAGCTTGCCCGGCGCGGATGGTTTATATCTGGCTGGTGCCACGTTGGGCGCCCAACAGGCCACGTTTGACGCGTGCATACAGGCCGCTAGCGAGCCTGAGTCGCTACGCCTAGCGGACGCGTTCACAGCGAACCTGGCGCCACATAAGGGCATACAGCGGCTAACGCCGGGTGGTGATGATTTCAAGGGCTGGGTATGGCCAGCGATGCTGGCTGGCCCGATCAGCTGGCAACCTGGCCAATGGCGATACGGCAAGCCTTGGCAGCTACGCGCGGACGTGAGTTTTTTGTGTCCTGAACCGTACGGCTACGCATGGCCCGACGAGGCCTTCT